TTTGCTTGCGTTTGATCCAGGTATTCAAGCATCGGAAAGGCTTGATTTGCAACTGGCTGCACAGCAAGAGGAACAACCGCATTCGGATCTTTCATCCGAACCACGCCACCAGGCGTAACACTCAGCAAATCCTCAATGTTGACTCGGCCTTCAACAGCACCAACCCGCGCATTGTTTGTCAGATACAAGTTATCCAACATCTGCCGAGTAATAGTGGACTTCTGGAGTTGAAGATCCATTACTTTGTCAGCAAGGCTCAACCCATAAAATTTATGGGGAATTGGAATAGGACAGAGACTGTGGAACGGAACATAGTCCGTTTCCTCTTGCTCCATGATCTTTTTGCCAGCGTAGACAACCCGATGCAACTCTGCGATTCCGTCTCCATCCATGTCAGCGCGGATATAGCACTCATAGACTTCAACTTCCTGCATTGATGGGTCGTTGGACTCCATTCCGCTTGGTTGCTCTCCTTCAGAGAATCGAGCCACACGCTCTGGAGAGAAACTCAGATCGTCGTAAGCAGGCAGGTTGTCAACAATCTCTTGCGGATAACCCATCGCAACCAGATCAGACCTAGCAAGCAAAACTCGATGTGCGCAGAAAGGCGAGTCAGCAATCGTCCTAGCACGCTTAGAGATCAGGAACTCTTCTGGCGGCAGATTCTCAATCTTTACTCGCCCAATCTTTGTCTTCTTCATAACTTTTACGCTATGAGAAGACTGAATCAGTTGAGCGCCATCAGTCCCAATCGTTGGTGATCCATCTGGATTGAACACTGGATAGGTAACCGTCTCCTGTTCAACGATCTCCCGAGTACCATCCGAAAGTAGGAGGGTCAATTCATCGTCTGTCAGGTCTTGGTAAGTTTCCTTGGTGATGTCGTAGGAATCGTCCCAATAAGCCTTAACGATGCCGACTTTCTCAAGGAGTCCGTCTTTGAACCAATCGTGCAGCAGAGCAAAGCCAGGGTTGTCTTTGTAGAAAACCCAATTTGTGTAGTCTGTGGCTTGTTTAGCTGGACCTTCGTCGCCAGGAGCAACAGGTTCAAACCGAACGACATCATCACTAGCAGTAAAGATGCGAATCAGTTGAGGCAATGCGCCATCAATGACTTCTGCAACCTCGCCAGTAACAATCTGGCTGCGGCCTTCTACCTCATTCCCGTACGGATAGCGAAGGTAATACTCCAGAGCTTTCGTTCTCGATTCCGTCGTTTCGCTCTGCACGTAACCGATAGCGTCGTCGATTTCCTGATCCAGCAGGCTTTTCAGGCTCTCTTGATTCATTCTTCAATCCTTCAACTTCAGATTCCAGTTTGGCGATTCTGTCTTGCAAAGACTTAAGAAGCGCCGGAAGGTTTCCTTGTTTGTCAACCCACATTCAGACCACCCACTTTAAGTTCACGGACAAAGGCTTGCTCCAATCGCCGCCTTGTGTGTTTATTCCAACAGCCATGTATCGGAATGCATCACTTGCGTGAGAGGCCCAATTGTGTAGCGGCTTGTCAAAGTAGACGTTTCTTTTTTCGTCGTACTCGCGTCGATAGTTTCTTAAAGCGTCAAGTCCTTGCTTAACTTTTGGCATATTGAACCAGCACTTTGGAAGCATTCTCCTCACTGACTGAATGCCATCAGCAACAGACAGTCTTGGTGCGACAGTAATGCTAAGTCCTGCTTCTTGCAGCATTTCTTTTCTGCTGCGTCCAGTTCCGAGTTCCCTAACCTCAACGTCATGAGGAAGGATGTGCTCGGCAGTGTGCCACTTGTTTTCTTTAATCCAGTTTACGTACCAATCGAGTCCAACACCGTGATTTTCCACGAAGTCCATGACTCTATATTCTTGCCCAGCAGCCTGAAGCACCCAGATTGCTGTTGAGTCACCAACTCCTAAGTCCCAGGCCGTGAATGTCTTTGTGAGATCGTCTCTTTCAATCTCAACCATCCGTTGTTTTTCTTCCAACTCATTGAGGAAGGTTGCGTAATAAGCACCCTCCACAGCAGCATTGAAAGAACACTCAAACTCTTGCTGGTACTTGTCTTCACCCATCTCCCTCTTTGCAGCAACCAATTCCTCATGCGGGATTAACTGCGTCTGAGAGGCTTTGAACTCTAGTGATGCCCAGCCAGGTTCTTCTCCAGCCCTGTCTCTTAAATCCTTAAAGTGGTTCGCCCCTTTGGGAGTTCCAATAAACAGCGCCCAGCCTTGTCTATCAGCAAGTGATGGACGAATGATCTCGTTCCAGATTCTTGGGTCTTGGTCTCCAATCTCATCCAGGACAACACCATCAAAGTATTGGCCCCGAAGTGAGTCAAAGTTGTCAGATCCATACAGACTTATCCTGCGCCCCCAGAAGTCCACCCTTAGTTCAGAGTGGTTTGCTGTTGCGCTTAATGGAGCTGTGTACTTAAGCAAATAGTCCCAAGCCACTCTCTTTGCTTGAGTGTAGGTCGGAGCTATGTAAGCGTATCTTGGAGCCTCTTTCTCGTTCTCGACTGCGGCTTTAATCAGATGATTCAGGGCCGATACAGTCTTTCCCATCCGTCTGTGGGCAACGACAACAACGAATCTATTGTGGTCAAGAGCACTGTGTATTGCTAACTGCGGTGTTCTTGGGCTATACGGAATTACGATCTCGTTTACTTGGCCCAAGTAATCACCTGCTTGATAGGCTCGCCATTAGCACCACTGACTTCAGTTCTAGCCAGCTTTGGAATGTGGTACTCAATTGCCCTCAGATACAAATCTGCGGCTTTTGCAGGATCTGGCCTAATGCCCTCAGAACCCTCTGCAACGCGATCAAGCCATTCCTGGAGCTTGTGTGCGTTACCCTCTGCAAAAGTGGCTATAGCGGCCCGTACGTCTGCCGTAGCCCTATTTGGTGAGCCTTTTGGTCTTCCTCGATTATTTAAGGATTGTTTATTCATGTTTCCGACTCCTTTCGGGCCATCGGGCTTAAGTTTATAGCAATTACTCTTTAAGTTTACAGTAGTGACTCTATTGGTATCCCGTTGCGCTCAAGGATTTTAAGCAACTCTTCTTCTCCAGGAAACACTACAAAGTTGCTGGTGCCTTGACCTGCACCGCGTGAGCCTTGGTCAAGATAGCGGATGCCAGGGATACCTGCTTGACGCAATTTTTCTGCAATAACTTTGTCTTTTGGAGCGTCGAAAATTCCCTGTCCGCGAGCAATCTCAGAACCTTGTGGGTTGCGAGGCATTTTTGGCAATGCCAAAGTTGCGTCTCCCTCAAGCGCTGACAGTAGAGCGTCAGAATACGCATTAGAAGCAGCTTTGTCGTACTTGTATCCAAGCGCCTCCAATGCTTTGCGCACATATTCCGTTTGTTCACTCAGCGGCTTATCCCAATCAAGCATCTTTGCAATTTGCTCGTCGGGCAAGTCAACTTTGTAGAGGGAACCAGCGCGCTGATTGAAGTATTCCCTCTTTGCAATGTTGTGCGCTCTTAACGCTGACGCGAGGTCTTTTCCTTCAAAGCCCGCCTCTTTCAATCCCTGCTCAACGTCCATTGGAGTTTTGTGCAGCAGGTAATCCTCATACACCTGCATCGCCGGGTAATCTTTTGCCTTTTCCGCTTGCGAATACCGCTGCATGATTCTTTGCTCTAGATTGGGGTCACGCGGCTGATATGCCTTGGCTACGTCAGGAGACTCAGCCAAATACAACCCATGCCCATACGCTTGAGCACCCTCACCCGTCCCAATCTTTGAGGGGTCGAACTTCTTAAACTTATGTGGGCTTCCATGCCAAACAATCATTGGCTTGGCTAACCCCTGTTCCATCATGTACCGCTCTGCAATGTCTGCGGCTTTTGGTCCAAGTTCTTTTGCAGCGGCTTTAGCTGCTTTAGCAGTTGCTTTTGTTGCTGGCCCAACTCCAGGAGCAATTGCCATTGCTGCTTCCATTGCTTCTGGTCTGACTTTTGTTGTCATTCCTCTGCCAGTGGTCAATGGCTCTCCATAAGACAATCTATCAAGAGTCTGAGCAATTGCAGGAACACCAAGAAGACTCATCAGAATTCGGCCAGGCGGATTGTCGTATCCAGCAGGACGGCTTACCGTCTCATTTGCCCTTTGTGCTGCATCAGCCAATAAACCAAGTATGTAATTCCTTGGTGTTGGCTTAATTTCGTCTTCTAGTAGACTCATTTTTTATTTCTCGCGCTGATTGCTTTAGCCTTTGCTTTAGCATCTGCCTTGCTGTTTGCTCCCCAAGCCTTTAGGCTCAACAGGAGTCTTGTTGGCTCTCCATCCTTGTATTCTGGACCAGGCATATTCCCCATCCTTGCCAGAAAAGATGCCCTTCTTGGGTTGTCTCCACTCTTTACAGGAGCCTTCAAGTTAGAACCAGGGTTCTGTCTTTCATAAGACTTACGGCCTTTTTCATTGAGGCCACCCTTTGGATTCTTTCCCTCTTTTCTGGTCCAGGCGGCAGTCATTTCTTTTTCATCGCCTTGCGAGCTTCGCTCATTGCAATCGCAACGGCCTGGGATTGGCTCTTAACTACTGGTCCTTTTTTGCTGCCAGAGTGGAGCTTTCCTTTGCCCCATTCGGACATCACTTTAGCTACCTTCTTCTGGCCCTTCGGAGTCATCTTCATATTCCATCCCTTTCATTGCTTCGTGTTTGGCAATTCTCAGCATCTGCTTTTGCTTCTGAGTCAGCTTTTGAGTGATTGGTCCACCACTTAACCAAGCAGAGCAAGTTCTGTTTCCAGCACACTTGAACTCGAAAAGTTCGCAGTAACCAAGATTCGCAGCGTCTTGTACTTCATTGGCGTACGTTTCTTGGTCAGACTCTTCTTGTTGTATTCCTGCAACAATGCAGTCAATCATCTCTGGAGTCTGGATGAATGCAGCGCAATTTCCGCAACGCATTGACTTGGCTTCCTCGATAGGAGTCTGCCATTCGTCTGATTTGGCTTGCCAGAAGTCCTCGTTTTCTTCCTCTGGGTTTGCTGGACCATAGCCAACATTCTTGAAGGCCCAATCCCTAGCCTTGAGGTTCTCTTGGATGTCTTGCGTAGCAATGGGGCAGATCATTTCTTCTTGCCCTTCATGGCTTTTTGCATCTCGATTACCTCGTAGCCCTTACCAAACTCATCAGCCATGCGGTAAGCCTTCATGAACTTGGTCTGCTGGTATTTGCGCTTGTTCTGGTCGAGATACTTCTGCATCTCTTTGGCAGGGTTCTTCAGCATCTTGCCCCCAAATGAAAAAAGGCCCTCTGGCCTTAAAGACGCCTCGCCCTGGCTTGAGCCATGCGATGCTCCCATCCCGTGATGAGGTAATGCTTTATACCACGGTTCTTAGCAGGATGTCAAATTGTTTTAGACCAGAGATGTGTCTTTCTGGAAACGTCCTTTTGTCCAGCTTAAAAATCCTGATTTGTGCCTCAATGGGAACTTTTCTTGGGATGTACAGGATTGTTAGAACTTGTCTTTCTTCTTTTCTTACAGCAGCTAATGCCCTTTGACATTGCATCATTTCGTCGATTGAATTGAATGTCTTTGGCTGTCTGTCAATGTCATCTTGGGGAATCTTGTATCTTCCTTCAGCACTTCCGCAGGTCTTGATCTGCGGTCTATCTGCTGCCCAACGTCCGTACCTCTCAAGCCTTTCTTCAGCGTCTTTGAGATGTTCTGGGATTGGAGATGTAAGGTTCATGTCAAATCTGGAATCTCAATGTCTTGAGGCCACTTTCCTCGACTTAACATCGTTTGCACTGTTTTCTTGTGGGCGTCCATCCACATCTTCTTTCTTTCCTCTTTGCTTAACTTATTTCCCTGGTCAACTTCCCAATGACATCTTAAGCACAATGCAGCTACGTTAACATCTGAACTTTTTAAGCCCATTCCCTTTCCATGCCAGTTTGAGTGAGCTGCTTGGCTTGGATAAGCTCCGCAGTGCTGGCATTCAAGTTCAGCCACCATCCTCAGAAGCTGCTTACTGCGGACGTAGGTCAGTTTTTTGTACATAAGCCAATGTCCATGCCCAAATTGCACCACCAACAGTCTTGGCAACAAATTGCAAAGCCACGATTTCAGGCATCAGCCCATCAAACGCAATCGTCGGAAAAAGTAACGAATCAACCGCAGCACCAGCAGTGTTTGACACATTAGACCGTTTCAACCACGATCCTTTGATGGTACGAAATACTTGCCAATCAACAACAGCGGCAATGACAAAAGATGCTGATGATGCAAAAGCAATGCGTCCAGCATCTTGGTTTAGCACATAAGTTATCAATCCAGTGCCAAATATCAAACATCCCATTTGCCATGTTTTAAGCCTTAAGTGCAACCAATCTCTTAATGCAAGATCAAGCCCAATTAAAACAAATGCGTTAATTGGCGTTATTGATGGTCCAAATACAGCAACAGTTAAATTTGCTGCAATTATTGCCAATGCATATATAACTATTGCAATCAGCAAAACAGGTGATTTTGTGTTGGTTGTTGTTTCCATGATGTCGGTGGGTTTTGTTTGTTGATACGTTTTGCCATGCAACCGGCACACTGTTGTTGCTCTCCATGATTCAAAGCAACATTAGTGCTATCAGCAGATGACAAAGGCCAATGGCTCTCTCCTTGTCCAAGCATTCTTAAGCCATGCGTCCAAGGCAAACGCTGACCGAAAGTTTTGTGCAATGCATTAAAAATTTCATCCATTCGTGCTGACCACTTAGGTGAGCCAACTTGCCAAAACTCTCCAGATGATCCGATGCACACTCTCCCCCATGAGTCGCAAAGTTCTAACAAATAGTCAATTGGTAAAGCGCAATGCCAAACAGGAATGCCAAATTGCTTTCCGTAAGGCCAAGTCTTAACCATTTGTCTTTGTTGTTCTACTGTTCCATCAATGACATCTGGCACTACTGCCCAATGTGGATGGGCCAACAAAGGGCCAAGCCATTCATAAAATCCATGCAAATCAAATGGCACATTTCTGGTTTTGCAACTGAATGCCCCATTGTCAAACATTAAAGATTGACCAATTTTTAAGCACGTTTGAAGGCTATCTGGCCTGAAATAACTTATACAGAAATGTTCTCCACCCATTGATTCCAAAGCGTACTTTGGCGTTATCGGAGTTCCGTGGTAGTGAATCATTCCGATGCTCTGTCTTGTCTGCGGTTGTTGAAGGATTCTGTTTTCCAAATCTCTATCTTTAGCTTTGCAGCCTCAAGCATCCAGGACAGTCTTTCTTCTTCCTCAATCGCCGCTGCAAGACCATCCAGCAGGTCGATGTACTCCTGGTTACTGTACGCCTCGCGTTCTTGAGCGTTTGCTGCATCGACCTTGTTAAGCATTGCCTCCTTCATTAGCAATGCCTTCTTTGATTTTCTAAATTCAGATATATAGATTCTTTTTGATTTTGCTTCTGCGTACTTTGCAGAATTTTCAATAATAAACTCTACCGCTTTATAAGGAGCGTCCATTTTATTTTTCCCAATCCACAATTAAATTGGAAAATTGTTTTTCTAATTCTTTGTATTCTTTTGCACCAACAATAAGCAATTTTACATGAGGGTAGTATTTTTTCATTCGCTTTAATTTGGTTTTGCTTCTGTCATCCATCCATCCTTTGACTTCATGAAATGCATCAGTTCCATCAATTTCTTGAACCCAAAAATCTGGCAAATAACTTACAGAACCTCTTTTAATTCCCTCAAACCAAAAAGTTTCAGGCTCATGTCTCCAACTTCTTATTTTTCCTTGTTGCTGGAGCCAAACCAAAAATCTAGCATAGTTGGCCTCCCACCTTGATCTATAAAATTTGTTAACGCCACCAATCTCTCTCCAACCACCCTTCCATGTTGTCTTTGGCCTTGGTTGTACAAATCCACCATTTGCAACTCTTGTTTTCATTGCCTTTAGTGTCTTTTCTGCTTTTTTTTCTTGACTCATAGCAGCGGCATTCTTTTTTGATGCAATGGACATTTTTTCTAATGCTTCTTTAGAATGTTTTTTTCCAAGCATCCCTTTTGGATGTTCATTTTGTTCATGCCATCTTTTTTTACTTAAACTTAATTTTGCTTTTTGTTCGTCTGTTTTATTTAATTTTCCAAGTCTATGTAAATCTTTTATAACAAATGCTTGATCTGGTCTTTTTTTGCCAATTTTGCTTAGTGCTGCTCTTTCTTGCCAATCATAAAAAAATTGAGAATTTTGATCTTGTTTTAATTTAAGTGCAGATGCTTTATATCTTACAGACGCTTCAGTTTTTTGCAATGCATCACAACACCATTTCTTTCCTTTTAACGGATAAAACTTTTTCAAGAATTCAATATCTTCAACACTCCACCTATTTATGGTCATATTCTTTCCTATCAAAACTTGATGGTTTTATAGAAACCGTTTTTAGTTCAACTTTTACCATCTCCGGTTCTTCCAGCTTGCCACAAAGCCTTTCAACAATGACTTTGCTGTGCACGTAGTAGTGCTGGCATTTGTCTCTGCTGGTGCACCATCCACCCATGCAAGCAATCATGCTGGCACCTTAAGAGCCTTCCTCCAGGCTTCCTTCTGAACCATTGACAGCTTTTCCCCAGATTCCTCCCGAGCCCTTAACCTTCTAGCCCAATCCAGCGGGTCAGGCTTTTGACCCAGCATCTCAATAATCTTCTTAAGTCGCTCGGGATCAGCGTAACGCTCTCCGCGTTGGTTTCTTTGTCGCTCACGCTCCCGCGCCTCCAGATCAAACTGTGCTTGCGTGAACTGCGTAATCTCGGGCCACTCATAAGGCTTCTTGCCAACATGCCACCGGCAAAACCGGCCCATCCCAAAATCCGAGGACCAAGGCATCGGACAACCATGGGCTTGGCAGAGAAGCTGCTTTTGCTCGTCCAACTCCTTGTTGGCTTCGTCAGCAATCCGTTCATCACGCTTATAACTTTTCATTTGTCGTACTTCCCATCAACGATTTTTTGAAAGTTGGTTGCGTTAAGCACCCACGGAAGATCAGGCCTCCAAACCCGACCATTGGACTCGAACCCCTTAGCCAAATTCGTGTGCTTGGCAAGATAAGCAAAGAAAGAGTCCCACCACTCCAGCCCTTCAGCAACCGTGGCGTAACCTTCTTCCGAATACGGGGAAGGCTTTGCAGCTTGAATCCATCGAGCTTTAAGCATGGCAACCCGATTGCCCTCCCAACTTCTTGGCTGGGCAAGATGTGGAAGGTTTTTCTTCCAAAGATTCAAAATCTCCTGATGGGGGCAAGGAGGGAACGTAGTTCCCGACAAAGAATTCTGTCTCTTCTCTATCTCTGTCTCTGTCTCTGTCTCTGGTAGATCATCTTGATATCGGGTTGATATCACGCTGATATCATCTTGATCCAGCCAGTGAGACAGCTTGTCAACACAGGACATTGCGTCCTTTTCTGACATCCTTAACCTGAACGCTAAGTTCTTGATTTCAGGGAGATTTCCGTCATTTTCGCTGGCTATTAGCCAGAGCATGACCAAGACTTTTGCTGCCTTGGGTTCTAGTTCGTGCCAATCCAGATCATCCAATAGCTCGCGGTACAGCTTGATCCATGGAGGCCGACGGTCTCGGAAGTGTTGAAACTTTTTCCAGTTCTTGATGCTGGTCATACATCATCCCTAAAACGCATCCCTGAAAGAAACCATCGGCAGGCGGGGATGTGACGCTTTTCGGCAAGGTAGCTACTCCTTGCCTAGCCGAGATTTCAAAACATCTTACATCACTTTTAAGATGCCTTGCAAGCAAAAGTTGTTGGCTCCTGGCGCAACCCAGGACTATTGTGGGACTACTACGGAGAATGAAACCCACACCCACTCACCGGCTCCGGGCCAACTGTCGGCACACACTCTCACGTAAGTACCAACACGGCTGGAGACTCCTGATGACTCACCAAACTGGTGTCCCTCATGAACTTAATCACTCGGGCTTTGCATCCACGGAATCCCCATGCGTCTTGGAAAAAAAAGACCCAGAGCGAACCCTGGGCCAAAGACAGTTATGGCAACTGTGGTTCCGATTGTGCCTCAAACCACTCAGGCTTCATGGCCTTGAGCTGCCAAATCCTAGCCTCTGGAACGGTTTTCCATTGACTGATCGCAGCCTGAGAGATGCCAAGAAGTTGCGCCAGCGCCTTTTGGTTGCCAGCTTTTTCGATAAGTTGTTTTTTGTCCATTCCGACATCATAAGGCAACTAATTCTTAAGACAACTTAGGGAAAGTCCTAATGACATTGTGCTTAAGACGCCTTAATCTTCGCTTCGTACTAACACGGAGGATAAAGATGTACGGACCAGGCGATTACGAGTTTTTTCCACTGACGGATCATCCGCTCGACCCGCGCAATGACTCGCAAGAAGTTGATGACGGGCTGACAACTCCAGAAGTGCTTGCCAGCATGATTTATGACGAATGCGCCAATGCAGACGATCCTGTAGCTTGGTGGAGGATTAACGACCTTAACAGCGCAACCAATGCAGAGCTTTTTAGCATCGTTATGAATGCAACCGCTAAGAAAGCACTTGATGCTCGATTTATTCTGATGAACCGTCTTGCCAACACTCTGGAGGCTCAATGAAGAACTATCAGACCCCTAGAACGCTTGCAGAATGCAATTTTGATGTCGGATACCAACAAGCAGAAATCAAGAGCGTACAGAGCCGATTTGAGGCCTTCCTGAGCGTGTTGCTGGCCTGTGCTATTGGTATCTTCTTTGCCATCTGTTACGTAGTGTGGTGGACGGTATGAGCGCGGACGTAGACACCCTGGCGTTGATTGCCGAGCTGGAAGACCCCCAAAGGATTTACCCCGGCAACTTTGAAACAGAGGGCAAAGCTGTCGCCATTTTGCTGTGCTTGTGCCAGAACGGAGCCAGCGAACTGCGCCGCTTGCACGCTTTAGTCAGCGCTTGCGAACCATTCCTAAAAGAAGACGAAACACCAGCGCAGCGCATTGAACGTGAGCGTCGTGACACTGAAGCTATGTGTCGGCTTTATGCGAGGGAACGTTCGCTAAATGCTGAGTTGTTGGAGGCGTTGGAGTGGGCAATTAGACAAATGCCTGAGCCAGTCCTTGAGGGAGCGTACACAGACGGTTACCGGAAAGCCCGTGCCACCATCGCAAAAGCAACAGGAAGGCAACAATGACCAAGTACACCCCTTGGTTCCCTGGCACCATGAAGCCAGTTCGTGAAGGCGTTTACCAGCGCAAAGTCAGCAATGTGGTCAAGTGCTATTCCTATTGGGACGGAGAGCAATGGTTCCTGGGAGCCAAAACACCACACTTGGCAGAGATCGAGCCGATGCTATCAATGAATCAAAACAGATTCATGTGGAGGGGAGTGCTGCGTGGATAACTGGTTGTGCATCAAGATGATCTGCAAACACTTGCTTAACCGCAATTGGTGGGCAGTACGCAACTATTTCAACATTCTTATTTCAAGACCACCGTTTTGATGGGTAAGCCAGACACCCTAAGTCTGGAATCAACTAGGAGTTAAAGATGGGATTCGTTGCCAAACAACAACAAGCAAGAGAGTTCAAGTTGGTGCCACCTGGCACATACACCGCCAGGTGCTACCAAATGATTGACCTTGGAACGCAAAAGACAACCGGTCAGTTCGGAGAAAAAGAACAGCACAAGATCAGGATTTCCTGGGAAGTGTTTGGGGAAGATGACTCAGGCCAAGCACTGACGGTTGACATCAAAGGCAAACAGATGCCAATGACCGTTGATCGTGAGTTCACCATGTCAATGCATGAAAACGCCACGCTCCGGGCCTTCTTAAGCAACTGGAGGGGCAAAGCATTTACTGATGACGAAGCATTTACCTTTGACATCAGCAAACTGGTCGGAGCCTATGCAATGGTTTCTGTGGCTCACAGTGAGTCAAAGAACGGCAAGACCTATGCCAATGTGGTTAGTGCGGTAAAGCTGCCAAAAGAGCTTTCCAATGCAAAGCCAGAAGGCGTCCACGAAGCAGTGATCTTCAATCTTGATGATCCTGACCTGCAAGTCTTTGACGCTCTTCCACAATGGATGCAGGAGAAGATTCAAGCCAGCCCGGAATGGAAAAAGCAGTGGAACAAAACTGCATCCAGCACCGTAGACGACGATTCAGTGCCGTTCTAAACATAAGGGGATCAACCAATGAACATCTTTTTAGACATTGAAACGATCCCCTGCCAACACGCAGGGTTCAAAGACACCATTGAGATCAAGCCACCAGGCACACTCAAGAAAGCCGAATCAATCGCTGAATGGGAAAGGGAAACCAAACCCGGATTGGTTGAGGAGGCTTATCTAAAGACTTCGTTTGACGGAGGATTGGGCCAAATCTGCGCTGTGGCCTGGGCTATTGATAGTGGGGATGTTGAATGGCTTTACACCCCAAACAACTCACCAGAAGCAGTGCGAGAGATTCTCCAGGACTTATTTAGCGAGTTGATTCGGGCTTATGACAACTCAGACAGGCCTGTTCTTATAGGTCATAACATTGCCAGCTTTGACATTCCTTTTCTCTGGAAACAAGCTGTGATCTACAACGTCAAGCCACCGTTTTGGTTTCCAAAGAATCCTAAACCTTGGGACAGCTATATATACGACACCATGACGCAATGGGATGTCAAGAACTTTGTCTCGATGGACAAGTTGTGCAAGATCCTTGGCTTGCCAGGCAAAGAAGGAATCAGCGGTGCCGATGTTTGGCCCATGATTCAAGAAGGAAAGTGGGAAGAAGTCGGAGTCTATTGTGCAAGAGACGTAGAGCGCACCAGAAGGCTCTACAAGCGCATGACATTCGGAGGCTGATATGCAAGGACGCTCACTTAAAGAAGCTGGAATCAAGCTGGTTCTAGACCATGCAGCAGAGTGGAAAGAACAAGCAGATTTGGCTTTTGATTGGTGGCTTGAGTCTGTTGCTGAAGATAGATTCACCATAGATGACTTCAGAGCATTCTGCGAGGAAATTGAGTTCCCTGAGCCGCATCATCCAAATGCTTGGGGAGCGTTTACAAGAAAGCTACAAGGACGCATTCATCCTGTTGGCTTCGTAGAGTCTAAGCGTCCATCAGCCCATGCCAGAGTTATAAGGATGTATCAACGTGCGTAAAAGAAAATATCACGCTCCGCAAGTCCGGCGTTTGCAAGATCAAGGCTTTAGGCCAAAAGAGATTGCAGCGCTTCTAAAGATCACGCCTCATGCTGTGCATCAGATTCGCTATCGAGACAAGCTAAGAGCAGAAGGCAAGCCCATCAATGACAAAAGGCCAGCAAAGCCTAAGACGTTGTGGGAAAGGTTGAAATGGTGGGCGAAATGACACGCGATGACATCATCGACATGGCATTGGAGGCTGGGCTTCCTGTAGAGGTCGAAGACATTTTGAGCGACGATTTTCAATATACTTTTATTTGTAATGACGAGGACCTTGAACGCTTTGCCGAGCTTGTCGCTGCTGCGGAGCGAAACAAACTAGCGCAGTGGATGATTCAACATAGCTATGCCACGGGGCACGGCGACACAACCGAAGACCTACTCAAAGAGCTTGAGTGGCAGATAAAGGAGCGCATCGACGCTTGGGAGCATTCCCTTGCGGAGGCCATCCGAGCAAGGGGGCAGGTATGACTCCGCTCGTTCAACAAGCTGTCAAGGTAGCACCGCAACCCGAAACAGCAATGTGGTTTGATGTTGGTAGATTAACTCCGTTGCCTGAAGCGCAGCGGTATCCGGTAGATATTCTGATGCACCCGCCATTTAAGCGCACAGGCATCGCAGGTATTGACTCCAAAGGTCGCAAGTTCAGTCTATGGATGACTGCTGGCGAAAAAAGTGTGACCACGGCTGGCTGCACGATGGAGCCGCTTCAATACTTTGAGCCATTTGCCTACCTAGAAACCGATGATGGTCTTAAGTATTACAACAACAACAAAGAAGTGACTCGGCAGCAAATTGATCCAGTTCTTAGGATGGTTTGCGCGGTTCTGGCCAAATTGTCCGAAGGTGGACAGGCTTATAAACCGACTCCGCAAAAGACATTCATCAACCGCAAACGAGCCGCCAAAGGAAAGCCAGCATTAACATTTGATTGGCACACGGTAGAGATTGGGCCAAAGGCTGAAAAGTCTGAACCGCAAGGAGGAACTCACGCAAGCCCACGTTTACATGATCGGCGTGGTCATTGGAGAACATATCCATCAGGCAAAAAAGGATGGGTCAAGGCTTGCAAGGTGGGGGATGCCAGCAAAGGCGTCGTATTCAAAGACTATGAGGTGAAGCATGACCACTGACCGTGAGCTGCTAGAGATGGCGCTGGAGGCGTTGGAAGAAGTATGCAATGCAAATATCTTGGGGCTGGAATTTAAACCGCAGTATCACCAACTCATCACCGCCCTGCGCACCGCGCTGTCTCGCAAGGCCCTAGATGACCTTGCTGAGATAGATCGTGAGCTGGGGCTGGATGATATGCAGCCTGACTTAGCAAAGGTCGGGGAAGTGGGCGTGTGGGGTGAGCCGGTCATAGACAAGTCGGCAGCCAAACGTATCGCTATCCAGTTGGGGTGGGAACCTAAGCGCGAATGGCATGGGCTGACTGATGATGAAATAGACGAAATAATTGGTTATGTAGACCCACATTGCCAAGAAGAACAATTTGCCCGCGCCATAGAAGCTAAGTTAAAGGAAAAAAACCAATGATTGATTACGCTCACCCACTGATTGTTCTAGATGATCTTTTGAAAGAGATTCACCAGCTTTGCATTGATAAGCGGTATGAAGAAGCTATGTTGCTTGCCAGAGAATCAATGTATGAACTCTCTGTGTTGCAGTGCAACCTTGCTGTAATGGCACATAAGAATGTATAGAAGAACATATATCTATGAGCCTACCTTTAAGTTGCCAAAATACACTTGGGACAAAGATAGGAAGTTGTGCGAAAAGTGCAAGTACTACAGGCCAGTTGAAACAGGAACATTGAAAGAGAAAAAAAGCATCTCAATGACCTGCTTGATCTCCGACAGAAAAACTCCGTTCGGAGCAACTACCTGTATCGAGGAAAGGACATCTGGAATCTGTGGTCCTAAAGGAAAACTCTTTGCTAGACGATGACAGAGTAAGCCTCGTTTGTGTGCTTTATACGATCTTCTAAGCCAATATATCCACCATTTATTGCTTTGGTCAAAGCCTTCCAATCGTTGTTTGATGCCAGCTCATTGCACTTGTGAGTTGACCAAAACCATCCAGCAGTCATCGCTGCATATCGTGGTGTTGCAACAAGATCAGGATCTTTTACAAAGTCAACACCAAGAGCTTTTCCAGCATGGAAATAGTTTGCATGGCCCGTCAGTTGAATGCATCCTCTTCCCCTGAACCTGTATCCATCTCCTGATGCTTCATCCCGATTTCCCATGCGAGATGCATAGACCTTGTTGGCAATCTTCTTTGGGTTCCTGGCATATTGGTCAGCAATCTCTTTGGTTGGGAATCTCTTTGCCCATAACTTCATCAAAGTTTCTGCTCGATAGTTAAGGTTTTCTTCCAGAACTTTGAAGTTCGCACATTCGTGACCACACTGACCAATAAAAGCAGCCCTTTGCCAAGCAGAAGAAATAGCAAACCTATCAAACGTCTCGTTCAACCCATCCAGCCACTCTTGACCAATATGGAGCCTTGTAAGGTGTTCAGCGGTCAACATTGAACTGTGCCCTCACTTGGTTGTAGGCGTCGATGCAGGCGTTGAGCTGGACAATGGCTTTGTCTCCTTCTGCGACGATTGCTGCGATTGCTGCGAGGGTTTGTCGCTCGGATTCATCAGCAACTGAGTCAGCCTTTCTGTCAGGTTTGGCACTTTCTTGGTTGCTATTTCCGCTGGCAATGGAGGGACTTGTGGAGGCTTGTACGCAACTTGGGGCGGGGAGCCGCACCCTGCCAGCACGAATGGCACGATCAAGATCAGAAGACTTTTGATCCAAAGCATTGTTTGCCTCCTTGAGTTGCACAGCATTAGAGTTGAGTTGCTCTGTAAGTTTCTGTTCAGTAGCCCTAGATTGCTCGTTAGCTTTAGCAATCTCTGCTTGCATCTCAGCATCTCTATCACCCCATCCATTGTGATACCCATACTTATACAGACCAGCAATCACAAGAAGAGTCACAACAACAATGATGATGGTTCGATTCATGTCTCACTCCTTGCTGCTGCTCTTTCCTGCGCTATATCTTCCATTGCTGGATCAATGTAATTTGCAGGAGTTGTTGGAGGAGGAGGAGCAACCCATGTCTCGTCTAACTCAGGATTCTTGTAGCCCATCCAGTTGAACTCAGGCATCACTGAATGGGCACTAGGTTTTGGGCCTGGAGGCGCTCCAGAAGGCTCTGCAATGGCTTGTGAAGCCGCTTTGGTTGCTCTCTTGCTCATTACCCCACCAATGCCACCAACGATCAATAGAACGATGTCATTCAGCATCTTGGTATATGCCTGGTCAATCGGAGCCATTGACTTGATTGGCTGAGTGACAAAGGTCACAGAGTACAACAAGGCAATCACAATCACTGCTAGGATTAGAGTGACCATGACAACAACGAAGCCCCAGATACGGACCTCTATTTCGTCAGCGTTGAGGTTCTGCTGGTTGGGCATTTATTTGTTTCTCCAGAATCGGGGCAACCAAGTAATCAGGACACTGCTGAGTAAAAAGACACTTTGGCCTTTGACACTCAGGATCTTGGAAATGCTTTGGATCTTGACATTTGTAGCGATACCTGTCCTGGCACCCTGCCATCAAAACAAGAATGGACATCACTACAAAACGATTCACAACCCAAGTCTCCCCAAAACCATTGCTACCAACTTATCCGCAAGCGATATGGGTAAAACCTTCAACAGATCCAAGAACACCCAAATAAATCCTAAGTAACAGTTGATCTTGATGTAAGTATCAATCCCATCAAGAACTGCTTTCCTGTCTTTAGGATTCATCGGTTCATGTTGACAAGTTCAACCAACCCCCATATCCCAAAGATCAAAACCATCAAAATAATCCCAATCGCCAGCAAGACTTCATTGATCTCTTGCTGACGTCTCTTTGCATTCTTGGCTCGATCTTTCTCCCTAGCAGCTTCTGCGGAGTCTTCAGCATTCATCTGCTGGACTCGCTCCATAATGGAGTTCCACACATCCATGTTGTTGCTGGAGAAAAATAGACCTTTGAGTTGTTCCTCAAAGTCTCTCTGTGCTTTCAGTGCCAGCTCAATCTCAATGGCTTTTGCCATGTTTGAGCCACCACTCTTTTTATTTTCTTTTACCGCTTTGACAGCAGTGTGCTTGGCATCAAAGTATTTGCCAATCAACGGACCCAACGATGCTACGTTGTCAACAGTAGAGGACGCTTGCTTGATGAGACTGACTGCCTTGTTGACAGCCGCCATCGCGGTGATTGGGTCCATTTTATTTGTCTGCTTTGTGATCTAACTTATCAAAGATTCTTTCTAAAATTGAGTCGATCTTGTCGAATCTGGTGTTAATTTCGACCTTGGAAACGTAGGTTTTAGGCAGATCAATCTCAATTCGTTGGATGTCGTTTTTCAAAGACTTCAATGAGTCCCAGATTTCACGGCACCACCAACCGATAGCTGTCAGAACAGCACCAGCAACGATGTTGAGAATGCTCTGCCAATCCATCAGTCGTTCAATCCAACCTCTTTTGGATCTAGAGATTCTTTCAGCATCTGGAAGAATGCATCTCGACCAACTTGTAATTGGTCTAACTGCATCCTGGTAGACGCCAACTTCCTATCAAGATCCGCAACATGATTCAGGATGGTCTTTTGCCGATCATCCCAAAGAGTCATGTCATGTTCTACACCATCAATAGTGACGATCTGGGGCTTGTTGTCTTTACCCATTTCGCTTCTCCTTCAATGCCACTGAAAGGGCAGTGGCTTCACCCTATTACCAAGGCACTCCATTGGCTTGCACAGGATTCTTCTGCAAAGCAATGTTGTCTGCAAGTGCTTGTTCAGCAGCATCTTTATCAACACCAGATGCCCACACCCAGTTAAGCACTTCTGCTTCAGTAAGATTGGCATAAGGAATTGCTGGCGGGCTATCTTCTGCCCAAGATGCAGTGGAATAGATCGTTGCGGAAAAGTCTCCGTCAACAGCAGTCACACGCCAATGTGCGGTGGTGACAAAACCATCAGCAGTCTTACGATCCAAATTTTCAATTTTCCAAGTGATAACGGTAGCCATTTTTAATTCCCTTTCTCAAGTTGCGCCACACGGACGCGGAGTTGTTGAATTTCCTTGACCAACATTGGAACAAGTTTGCTGTAGTCCACACCCATCATTTCTTCATCGTCAGCAGGTTTGCTAACAGCTTCTGGGGCAACCTCAAACAATTCTTGAGCGACCATGCCGTATCGCTGATGTGAACCATTTGATTTCCAGTCAAACTTGCGAACTTGGATGGCGTCTATCAAATCGCTCGCCGAATCTGCATCGGCAATGTTTTCCTTTAGACGTGCATCCGAATTGATGTTATACAAAACGCCAGTCGTGCCGTTTTGAGTGATGGAACCAATAAGCCCACCGTTATATCCAAAAATGACATAGTACGAACCACTTGGCGATGAATTATTGTGGTTTATTACTTCGGCGCCTCCGGGGGCTTCTAAAGTAATACTGTTTGAATTTGTCAGACCTGTGGCAGTCTGCCCAACCAGCAAATTCCCAGTCGTATCTATCCGGGCGCGTTCGGTAGCGTTGGTCAGGAATGCAACTGGGTGGTTAGTCAGCGTACCCAAATAGCCAAGATTTGAACCTGTCGTTCCAAGGTAGTTGATGACAGTGCCATCACGATAAGCAATTCCGTTACCTGTACTACCCTTAACATCAAGTCGATACGAAGCAGAGGTATCTCCGATAACAAGATTCCCCGACGCATCCAGCGTCATCGCCTGCGTGAAGGAGATGGTGGAGCCTGCGGTGCCGGAGGGGGCGGTGAACCAACGATGGGTTCCGTTGTATTGAGAATAATGGGTTGCTGCGCCATTCCTTGCATACTTCCACCCAGCGTTGTAATACGCCGCCTGAGTAACTATGCACTCATCTGAACTGTTCCCCCACAAGGCGTTTCCTGCAAAACCAAGTTCAAGTGCCTTACCAACACTCCATGTATTCGGCGTCACACCCAGACCGAGGTTGCCGGAGGAGTCTAGCACTACAGGCGTAGTTCCGGCTTTGGCATTAACAATACTCAGGTTGTTTGTGCCGTAAGTACCAATGCGCCAGTCTTGCGCGTTTGTGTCGTTGTTGACAAAACGAGCGTATGCGTACAGACCAGACGTTGTTCCGTTGCCAGACCTGACAATCAAGGATGCGGCGTTGCTTGTGCCGGCGGATTCAAAAATCACCGACATATCGCCGGTGCCGACTACATTGAGTTTTGCACTGGGCGAACTCGTCCCAATCCCGAGGTTGCCGCTGGAATCAATCTTTAGCCGCTGCGTCGAGTCTTGATAAATTGTGAAATCAGAACCACTGTCGTTGTTTGACCGCAGTGACCAATTAACTACACCAGAAGATGACAACTGAAGTTGAGGAACAGTACCAGCGGTTCCTGAAACCCGAGCAACAGCAGCAGAGCCAGAAACTTCAAGTTTTGTTGCTGGCGAACTCGTCCCAATCCCCAGCCCTGTGCTGGTGAGGCGCATGGTTTCTGTTCCGCTCGGCCTCCAAACCCAATAAGAAGCATCTTGCGTCAAAGGCTCGTAAGCAGTACCCGCAAAATTTAAAACAAACTGGAGAACTCCGTTTCCTGTTGTTTGTGGCGTAGTAAAAAGAACGTCATATCCAGCAACGTTTCCAACAACAAAATTTCCTGCTGTATTGAGTTTGAATGAACCGCCATCAAACGTCAGCGCAGTCCCGCTCGTTGCAACCTTGCTTGCGTTGAGATAGAGAACACCGTTTGCAGTGCCGCCGGAGAGGGTGACAGTGCTTGATGCGCTCAAAGTAGTAAATGATCCAGCAGCAGCAGCAGTTCCACCGATTGCTGGAGGACTTGCCAAATAAGTGCTGAATCCAGTACCAGAAACAGTAGAAGACGCACTCAGAGTCGTAAACGCTCCAGCAGCCGCAGTAGTAGTACCAACAGGGCCGTTAAAAGAATCTCCAGCAGTTCCAGCTTGGAAGTCCTTGAGTTGGCTCATCAACTCACGGATAGCATCATTGATTCCACTCGGGGCACAACCCTCCGCAATGTTGATCCCGTCGATGTCAGTGTTGTTTCCCGGGGTGCTGGAAAACTCTGAGATTTTGGTTTTTGCCATGATTTATTCCTTACTGTTTTCTTCTTCGCGTTGACGAAGTTGATAAAGCAAATTCAAA